CGGATTATCAGAGGCGAGTACTACAATGCCGGCGAAAAGATTGAGGAGGAAACCAATGGCTAATTTACCGAAAAAAATCGAGGATAAATTAAACGAGGGACGCACATATAGAAAGGTTAGCAAGATCGAGGCAAGAGCTTCCGAGGACGGCTCTAAGATTGTTGAGGGATATGCAACCATCTTTAATAGCCCATATACACTCTGGAGCTATGACGGCTATACGGTCATGGAACAGGTCGACAGCCGTGCCTTTGATGAGTGCGACATGTCTGACGTCATCATGCAGTATGACCACGAGGGCCGAGTTTTTGCCAGGAACAAAAACAACACGCTGATTGTCAGAACAGATGACACTGGATTATATACAGAGGCTGACTTGTCTGGCACAGAGCTTGGTGGTCAGATTTATGAAGAGATCGCAGGAGGCTACACAGACAAGATGTCCTTTGGTTTTATGGTTGCCGAGGACAAGCGTGAGGTGACAGAGGATCGCGAGACTGGACAGGTGACAGTCCTGAGAACAATCACAAAAATTTCAAAGCTATATGACGTGTCAGCGGTATCAATTCCAGCTAATGATGCGACATCTATATCCGCACGGAATTACAGCGAGGGAGTCATCGCTGAAATTATCGAGGAGGTCGAAAAACGTGCGAAACAGCAACAAAGAATCAAAATTCTATTGGAGGTATCCAAATGCTTGAAAAAATCAAAGAGCTGACCATCGAGGAACTCGAGGCTCGCAAGCTGGAAATCGGCGAGGCTATTGAACAGCCGGACGCTAATCTGGACGAGCTTGAGACCGAGGTCAGAGCTATCAATGAAGAGATCGAGGCACGCAGACAGGCAGAGAGTCTCAAGGCTGAGATCAGAAGCGCAGTCGCGCAGGGTGACGGCGTTGTTGTCGAAAAAATCAAAGAAACAACGGAGGAAAGAAAGATGGATGAAAAAGAAATCCGCAACAGCAAAGAATACATTGATGCTTATGCTGAATACATCAAAAGCGGCGATCCGGCTGAGTGCCGTGCGCTGCTGAGCGATAATGCAACAACTAATGGAACTGTTCCGGTTCCGGAAATGGTTTACGACATTGTTAAGACCGCATGGGAGCGCGAGGGCATCATGAGCCGTGTGCGCAAGTCCTATATTCAGGGCAATCTGAAGGTAGGCTTCGAGAAGAGTAGCTCACCGGCAATGGTACACGAAGAGGGTCAGGCTGTTGATGAAGAAAACCTTGTCCTTGGCGTTGTGGAACTTGTGCCGGCATCCGTCAAGAAATGGATTTCCGTGTCTGACGAAGTCATCGACATGAGAGGTGAGGCGTTCTTGAACTACATCTATGACGAACTTGCGTATAGAATCGCAAAGGCCGCTGCCGATAGTCTTGTTAGCATGATTTCAGACTACGCAACAGCAACCGGCGTTATTGAGAATCCGGCAGTCCCGAAAGTAACCGCTACAACCATCAGTCTTGGTACAATTGCAAGCGCAATGGCGCAGCTGTCCGATGAGGCTGCTAATCCGGTTGTCATCATGAACAAAGCAACATGGGGAGCATTCAAGCAGGCTCAGTACGCAGCTCAGTTTGCAGCTGACCCGTTCGAAGGTCTTGAAGTCGTGTTCAACAACAGCCTTCCGGCATTTGGATCTGCATCCTCTGGCGGTGTTTACGCAATCGTTGGCGATTTGGATCACGGCGCACTTGCTAACTTCCCGAATGGCGAAGAGATCACGTTCAAGTATGACGAGCTGACTCTGGCAACTTCTGACCTTGTCCGCATCATCGGCCGTCAGTATGTTGCTCTTGATGTAGTCGCTCCGAATGCTTTTGTCGGAATCGTAAAATAATCAACCATTAGCGCACTCGTCAACACTGGCGGGTGCGTGTTTTGAAGGTGAATAACATGCTCGATAAAGTTAAATTAGCTCTAAGAATCAAAACAAACTCTTTTGACGCGGAACTGAATCAGCTCATTGCCGCCGCAGCCATTGACTTGGGTTTTGCGGGTGTGAACGAAATGCGGACGTCTCAGACTGATGCCGTAGTCATTCAGGCAGTCATCACATACTGCAAGATGCACTTCGGGGCAGTCGAGGACTATGACCGTTTGAAGCAGTCCTATGACGAACAAAAGGCACAGATGGCAACAGCTACAGGGTACACAGATTGGAGTGAGTGACATGTATGACAACATTGCGGTGCTTATGTCGGAACCAGTGGCATCATATGACGCATATGGCAACGAGGAACTGACATATACCGAGAACGAAATATATGTAAATCCAAGAGGTGTCTACCAGTCGGAGTTTTACAACGCTGCGCAGCTTGGTCTGCAGCCATCCATCACTTTGGAACTGACCAACAGAGCCGACTACAATGGCGAGAAGCTGGTCAGGTTTGAGGATGAGCTTTACAACGTGATCCGGGCGGACTGGACGGCACAGCGCGACAAAATATCACTGGTATGCGAAAAGAGGGTTGAGCCTGATGGCGATTAATGAATCATTGTCGAAGCAACTCAACGAGATACTTGACAAGTATGCGGACGAGTGTGACGAAACAATCGAAAAGGAAATTGACGCAGTGGCAAAAGACACTGTGCAGAACCTCAAGAACAACTCTCCTAAGCGGTCTGGTGACTATGCGGCGAGTTGGTCGGTCAAGAAGGCTGGTGGAAAGTTTGGGCGAATAGTCTACAACAAGACCCACTACAGGCTGACCCACTTGCTCAACAATGGTCACGTTGTCCGGAATAAGTACGGAACTTATGGCCGCGTGAATGGTGACAACCACATCGGGAAAGCTGAGCAGGAAGCCGTTGAGCAGTTAATGGATGAATTGGAGCGGAAATTATGAGCATTTTCGAAGTTTTACAGAGCACAGGACTGCCTTGTGCCTATTCACATTTCAAAACCAAACAGTCTCCACCGTATTTGGTATATATCGGCGATGGTCAACAGACATTTGACGCTGATAACACCAGATACTGGAAAGAGAATCATTACCAAATTGAATACTATTTCACAAAAAAAGACGAGTCTAATGAATCGGCGATTGAGGACGCACTAGTTGCTAATGGATATTTGTACGACAAAAGTGAGGACACATATCTCGAGGATCAGAACGTCTTTTTAATTTATTACTACGTTTAGGAGGGATAAAATGGCTAATAAAGTCGTTTTTGGTGTTTCTAATCTCCATATTGGATTGTACAACGTAGCAAGCGACGGCACTGTTACGCTTGGTACTCCGATGCATGTGCCTGGCACTGTCAACATCAGCCTGGAGCCGGAGAGTGATGAGAACACATTCTATGCTGACAACATTGCTTACTATTCCAGCTATTCCGACAATGGCCTGTCTGGAGAGATTGAAAACGCATTTTTCAGCGATGAGTTTAAGACCACGTTCATGAATTATGTTCAGCTGGCAGACGGTGGCATTGGTCAGGTCAAGGGCGTACAGAACAAGCCTGTTTATATCATGTTCGAGTCTGATGGCGATGCTGAGAAACGTCGTGGCATTCTGTACAACTGCAGTCTGGGACAGATTAACCGTGAGTATGCAACGGTTGAAGATTCTGTTGAACCGCAGACCGCAACACTGCCATTCACTTGCTCCGGAGATAATGCTACTGGTCTGACCAGAGTTGGTTATCCGGCGAGTGCAGCAGGTTATGCAACACTGTTTACCAATCCGCCAGTACCGGCACTTCCGGAAAGCGGGAACTAAACAGCACAGAGAGATAGAGAGGACATTAGACCATGATTAAAAGAGTAGAATTAGATGGTGGTCACTCGATCGAGCTTAGCGGTTCGGTCGGGTGGCTAATTGTTTATCGGAGCAACTTCGGGCGGGACATTCTGCCGGACATCATGCCATTATTGGAGAGTTTCTTGAGCATGAGCATTGAGGTGCTCCAGAAATCCAAAAAGAAAAAGAACAACGAAATTGACGTCAGGGAGCTCATCACTGCATTGGACGGTGACATGCTCACTGACATATTCATAAATCTGAGCGGAATGGAGACCATCACACTGCTCCAGATCGTGTGGGCGATGGCAAAGAAAGCCAACAGGGACATCCCGAATTTCGATGATTTCTTTGATGAGTTCGAGACATTCCCATTGGACGTCGTTATTCCCGAAGCGATCAAGCTCATCATTGAGAGCTCTGTAAGCTCAAAAAACGCGAAGAGCCTCTTGACAACACTCAGCGGACTCAGACCAGTGACGAAAAAATAACACTGGACACCATTCTAATCGCGGGCGTTGACCGGAGGCTGTCATACGATGCAATCCAAGACATGACCGTTGGACAAGTAGTCGATTACTGCATTGAGTACAACAAGATGCATGACTATGGAGACGGCGGGTCATCTGGATCAGCGCCACAGTCTACCGATACAAGGCGGAAAGCAACACAGGCAGACTGGGACGCATTATGGGGATAAACTATGGCATTAGGCGGAAACGTTAAAGGTATTACAATCGAGTTCGATGGCGACACAACCAAACTGGGTCGTGCGCTGACGAGTATTAACAATGAAGCGAAGGGCGTGGACAAGTCACTGAAGGATGTTGACCGCGCCTTGAAGTTTAATCCGAATAACACGGAACTGCTTGCACAGAAGCAAACATTGCTAAAGCAGAAGATTGGTCAGACCAAAAAACAGCTTGAAGCGTTGAAGCAGACACAGGCACGGCTTGACGATGACCCTGCTGTTGATAAGCAGTCTCAGGAGTATATGGAACTCCGAAGAGAGATTATCAAGACCGAGTCACGGTTGAAACACTTTCAGGCGGAAGCTGAGAAGCTGAACAACGTCAAACTTGACCAGTTGAGCAATAAACTCAAGACTGTTGGAGACAAAATGACTAAGGTCGGCCAGGGCTTGACTAAGGGCGTGACGGCTCCGATCGGGGCGGTAGGTGTTGCATCCATTGCCGCATTCAAAGAAGTGGATGACGGTCTGGACATCATTGCGACTAAGACAGGTGCATCCGGCACAGCTCTGAAAAACATGGAGACCAGCGCCAAGAATCTGGCTACATCTATTCCGACAAGCTTTGAGGATGCTGGCACGGCTATTGGTGAGGTCAACACCAGATTTGGACTGACAGGCAAGACGCTGGAAAAGACTTCTGGGCAGTTCCTGAAGTTTGCTAAGATTAACGGCGTGGATGTCAACACAGCGATTGACACCGTGCAAAAGGCAATGAACGCTTATGGTCTGGACGCTACCAAAACAAGTGGCTATTTGGATGTGCTGAACAAGGTAGGGCAGAACACTGGCATCAGCATGGACGCGCTTGCAACGTCTCTCACCACCAACGCGCCCGCACTGCAGGCGATGGGGCTCAACTCCACACAGGCGGCGTTTTTTATTGGAGAGTTAGAGAAATCGGGCGTTGATTCCACAAAGGCATTAACTGGCTTACAGAAGGCACTTGTCAACGGCGCAAAAGAAGGCAAGAGCATGGATGATGTTCTATCGGATGTTGATGATAGAATTGTCAACGCCAAGTCAGACACAGAAGCCATGTCAGCCGCTTCGGAGATATTCGGCGCAAAGGCGGGTCCTGCAATGGCGACAGCTCTCCGAAATGGTTCGCTGAATCTGGATGCTTTAAAGAACAGTGCGGACAACGCCAAAGGATCAGTTACATCGACATTCGAAACAGCGCAAGACCCGCTGGACAAGTTCCAGACCACACTTAACCAGGCAAAGATTGCAGGCGCTGATGTAGGAACGACCTTGCTCACCATGCTTGTGCCGATTCTCGAAAAGCTGTCTGGGTTCCTGCAAAAGCTGTCAACTGGCTGGAACAACCTGAGCCCAGGCATGCAGAACTTCATCATCAAGATTGCGGGGATCGCGGCGGCTGTCGGCCCTGCTCTGATTGTCATCGGCAAGATGGTCAGCACAGTCGGGACGCTGATTGGATTTGTTCCAAAAATCATCAAGGGCATCGGAATGATTACCAAGGTCATGATGGCGAATCCGTGGATGTTAATCATCATGGGAATTGTAGCTGCGATAATCCTGATTGCAACACATTGGGAGCAGGTCAAGAAGGTGCTCATCAAGGTCTGGAATGCCATCAAGAAAGTGGCTATGACAGTCTGGAACGCAATCAAGGCTTCTATTGTCGGGCCTATCCAGATCGCGTTGACTGTGGTCAAGAGAGTGGTTTCTGCCAT